CACAAAAGAGTTACAGGAACTAATGTTAAAGAAGAATCAGCCTGCCGCAACTGATCCTTCCTCTATCCAAGATGCGGAATTTTCTGTAAATGAAAAGGTTTAAATGATGTACACTGCTGCCGATGTTGGCTTTAATGCCAGAGTTACCAGGGCTATGCAAATTGTTGCGGATGCTAAGTCCGAGCAACCCAACCGAGCACTCCACGCTTTTGCATCCGACCGTATCCGGATGATCAAAACACCTATTACATTGGAAAATGGTGTAGAGCAGGACAATTCTAGGTTCCGACTCTTGGATCATTTCAACAAGAACCGAGCATCGATAGCACTTGCTCCTAGACAGGCATTTGGTAAGACTACCACGAGTTTGATCTATGCGGCTTACTGGGCCTTTACTAATCCAGGTAAAACCATACTATACTTTGCTCCTACACTCCGAAACTGCGATCTGGGTCGCGAGTTGTTTACCAAGTTTATTGGTAAAGAAAATATACGATCATATGTTCGAAACGATGTCACGATGTGGAATGGATCCAAAATTCAATTCATATCGGCATTCGCACCTGCAACGCGATTTTGTGGTATTACTCCAAGTTTGGTTATATTTGATGAGTGGAACACTTCATTCAAGGAACCGATGGAATCATTGGTGGTATTCCGGGATTGTAAGACTTTTATCGTATCATCCCTAAATCCATATATTGCACAACTTTGGGAAGATTCGGTTGCTGGTAAGACAGGACTGACTCCGGAGTACTTCCACTGGTCTGAAATTCCCGGATACAACATGACTTGGAGAAAAGAGCAGATCAAGAATCTGGGATTGAGTAAGTTCTTGGAAGAATACGAAGGTCAAATGTTCAGTGAAAGATATCGAAAATGAGCGAATCTACAGGATATGGAGCAAATCCAAACCTGAAGCCGGTTGGAGTACAGATTCAATTTACTCAAGGTCAAATGACCGAGTACATGAAGTGTGCCTCCGACCCGATATACTTCATTGAAAAATTCATGCAGATTATCCACGTCGATAGAGGATTAGTATCCTTTAAACTGTATGAGTATCAAAAGGCAATGATTAAAATCGTTCATGATAACCGATTTTGTATTTCGATGTGTCCCAGGCAAGTTGGGAAAACTACTACATATGTGGGATATTTCGTCTGGTACTCAATCTTCCGCCCAAACTCCAAACTTGCTGTACTGGCGCATAAGCACTCCACCGCCAAGGAAATCCTTGATCGTATTAAGAAGTCCTATGAATTGTTGCCTAAGTGGATTCAACAAGGTATCAGTACTTGGAATAAAAACAGTATTGAGTTGGAAAATGGATCCAAGATTGTTTGTTCTGCCACCACAGGCAGTTCTTGCCGAGGTGAGTCCTACAACATCATTCTTTTGGATGAATTTGCCCACGTACCAGGTAACATTGCTGATGAGTTTATGGCTTCGGTTTATCCTGTTGTTGCATCCGGTAAAACCACGAAAGTCATTATTGTTTCGACTCCATTTGGAATGAATCAGTTTTATAAGATGTGGGTTGAAGCCAATAAGAAAGAAAAATCTAATGGCTTTGTTCCTTTCCGTGTGTATTGGCAAGATATACCAGCATACAAAGAGAAAGGTTGGAAGGAAGAAACAATAGCCAAGATTGGCGGCGAGCAATTTGCCGTAGAATTTGATTGTGAGTTCTTAGGCTCGTCCAACACACTGATTTCTGGTAAAGCATTGACACGAATGATGTTCCAAGATCCCGTTTGGTTCAATGAAGAGGGATTTTACATTTTAGAACATGTAGTAAAAGGACGCCACTATGTGCTGATAGCAGATACATCCCACGGTATCGGTCAGGACTACTCATCTTGTCAAGTGATTGATATGACAGAAGTTCCATACAAACAAGTAGCAGTATTTCGCAACAATCAGATGGATGCTTTTACGGTACCATCGGTGTTCTACAAAGTTGCCCAGTTGTACAATAATGCCTATATTTTGGTAGAACTCAACGACCTTGGTAATCAAGTCGCCACTATTCTCCAAAATGAGCTTGAATACGAAAATTTAATCACCGTTATCTCCCGAGGTAAAGGTGGGCAGATTGCCGCAGGTGGCTTTATTGGAACTGGGCGACCAAATCTTGGAGTTACAATGTCCAAGACCGTCAAGAAAATTGGATGCTCCAATCTTAAGTCACTGATTGAAAGCAGTAAGCTAGTAGTTCATGATTTCCATACGATCAAAGAGTTTTCAACTTTCTCCAAAGGCGACAAAGACACCTACGAAGCGGAATATGGCCAGCATGACGATATGATTACTCCGCTGATTTGCTTTGGTTGGCTTATTGCTCAACCATTTTTCAAGGACTTGACCGACGTAGATGTCCGAAAGTCGCTCCACTCCAAGCGATTGGAAGAGATAGAAAATGGGATGCTACCGATAGGCTATCTCTCAGACGGTAAGCAACCAGAAGATAAAATGGTGATAGTTGATACAGGAAGTAAAAACGAAGTATGGTACGGGCAAGAAAATTATGGAGTCCTTGGAAATTGACCTAATTTCCCAGAACACTAAGTACCACTGACAAACTACCAGCAATCCTCCCCTTAGGAGCAAATAATTATGGCTAATCCATTACTTTCCCCAGGCGTTCAAGTACTCGAATTTGACGATACGGTTCAAATTCCTGCGGTGTCGGCGACAGCTGCCGCTTCTGCCGGTGCTTATGTTTGGGGTCCAGTTAATCAACCCGTAATCGTTCCAAGCAAAGCAGAATACGTCCGCCTGTTTGGTGAACCAAATGATGCGAACTATACTTCCTGGTTCGCTGCCGCCAACTTTTATGACTACGGTAATAACGTCCTGATTACTCGGGCCGCACATATTGCCGCAAACACTGGATCGCTTGTATCCAATGAGTCTCTGGCGCTCAACGCCGCAGCCGCAGCCCCTTACCTGATCATGAACTCGACGGACTACCATACTAAGGACCAGGCCGGATTTAACTCCGGTGCACCAGGTACCTGGGCGGCCAAGTATCCCGGTGCTCTTGGTAACTCGATTTCTGTATTCATGACCGACGAAAACGAAATCCAGATTACTGTGACTTTCGTTACAAGTGACACCTTCCATGTTGGTGATACGATTGGGCAATACGTTGCCGCGACCGGCGGTGCCATCCCAACCTCAACGTCTACAGTAATGGCTACGGGTATCATTACTTCGGTAGTTGGATCTACGAACGGGTCACCATGCGTTATCAAAATTCGCAATACCACTGGTACATTCAATGCATCCGTTACTGGTGCAACTGCGGATACGAAATACCGTATTGCTATTCATAAGGCCGTTTCTGGCTCTTTGGATGTTATCGACAATGCTGCCGCATTCGTTTATCTTCTGCCGTCAACGACCGGAACAGTGGTTGATCTTTTCAAGAATTGGGCATATGCCAATCTCTTCACCGCAAAGCCTGGTACCTCAAAGTATGCGGCTTCCTTGAATGCCACCAATGACCAACTCCATGTTGTTGTAGTTGACACTCTCGGACTTTGGTCTGGTACGGCTGGTACGGTCTTGGAAAAATACGCTTTCTTGTCGAAATCACCAAATGCGATTGCCGACAACGGAGGTGGTGCGTATTACAAGGATGTAATCAATGCGGCGTCACCATATATTTGGTGGACAGGATTTCCTACAACTGCGTTGAGTATTTCAGGATTTAGTGACTGGGGTACTGCGGCCGGTACCGTTGGACTCCAAGTCGTACCAGCCAACTCTTATGCCATTACTGGTGGACTGAGCTGGGTTCTTGCTGGTGGGGCTGATGGGCAGTCCGTAACCAATTCCGTAATTGACGGACCAGTTTCTGATGGTGACTTGATCAATGCATTCGCACTGTACGCGGCTAAGGAACTTTATGAAGTGTCCTTGCTGATCGCAGGTGATGTGGATGAAATCGTTCAAGCCTCTGTCATCAATCTTGCTGCTACTCGCATGGATTGCGTTGCATTCGTTTCACCGCGATACTTTGATGTTATCGGTGTAGTGGATGATATCACTCGGACAGCCAATGTCCTTGACTGGCGCCAGAACCGACTCAACTTGAACTCTTCCTATGCCGTAGCTGACTCGGGTTGGAAGTTCATGTATGACAAGTACAATGATAAAAATCGTTGGGTTCCACTCAACGGTGATATCGCTGGACTTTGCGCTTATACGGACGATGTTGCCCAAACTTGGTATTCACCAATGGGATACAATCGTGGTATTCTCCGCAATGTGATTAAGCTTGCTTGGAATCCAATTCAGGCTTACCGTGACCAACTTTACGTTGGTGGAATCAATCCCGTCATCACTGAGCCTGGTGCTGGTACGATTTTGCTTGGTGATAAAACGCTTCTTTCAACGCCATCGGCATTTGATCGGATCAATGTTCGTAGACTTTTCATTATCATCGAAAAGGCTGTCTCCATCTCCGCCAAATATGCTCTTGGTGAATTGAACGATAACTTCTCCCAAGCAGGATTCCGTTCACAGATTGATTCCTATCTTCGCGGAATCGAGGCTGGTCGTGGCATCTATGACTACCAAATTGTTTGTGACTCAACCAACAATACTCCAACTGTTGTTGACGCAAATCAGTTCATTGCCAGCATTTATGTGAAACCTGCTCGTTCAATCAACTTCATCACCCTTAACTTCACGGCAGTACCAACCGGTGTCAGCTTTGAAGAAATTGGGGCGTAATCTAGGGTGCTAGATAACAATATCAGGAGACCTTCCACATGCAAGTAGATCAATTCCTTGGCGCTTTTAATGCCAATCTCGCTCGCCCAAACCGCTTTTGGGTGAATGGTGCTTTCCCGAATAGCGCCAGTAATGCGCTCCAGTCGTTGGCAAATACCACCACAGCTGCGGGTGGACTTGCTGCTTCGCTTGGTCTTGGTGGTGTCGCTCAGGCTGCCGCCGCCGTCGCCGGTCTGGCAACTATTGGATCTACCGCTGCCGCTATTCTAGGTGGCTCCGGTGGTTCCGCAAAGGTTCAATTTCTTTGCAAGGCTGCAAGTCTTCCAGAAGACGCGGTAGCCAAGGTACCCGTCCGATATCAAGGTCGTACAGTAAACTTGATTGGTGATCGATCCTATGCCGATTGGACGATCACTATGTACAACGATGAAGCATTTTCTATCCGAAATGCTTTTCAGGCATGGTCTGAGTCCATGAATGATCCAGTGCAGAACACTGGTAATGTTGGTCTTGGAATGATGCTCGATTGGCAGGTTGCACAGATTTCTAAGAATGATGATACCATTCTGAAACTTATCAATATCCATGGACTATTTCCGACTCTGGTCGGTCCGGTCGCCCTCTCTTGGGATAATGAGAATCAAGTGGAAACCTACGATGTGACCTTTGCTTATCAATATTGGACCAACGATACAACCAATTGAGTAGTCAATAGTTACAGAGTTTTATATTTCATGATTGTTTTTGAAGAACCTTATGGCAAAAATTGATCCCAATAAGGCTAAAATCCAACAAGACCAAATGAACCAGAGGTCCCCTTGGGAATTCCGGTTTTTTGGTTTTAGACTTGGTCCGGATGTAACGGAAGAGAAAAAGCAAGCGGCACTGAATCAGCAAAACTTTGCCATTCCTCCTCAGGATGACGGCTCGGTCATTGTTGAGGAAGGAGGTCGGTCCGCCTATTACATGGATCTTGATGGGGCTATCCGAGATGACAATGGGTTAATCACTCGTTATCGCTCGATGGCGCTCCACCCGGAATTAGATACCGCCATCGAGGACTTGATTAATGAAGCCATCGTCCATCAAGATGATGAACCGATCGTGGATCTCAATCTAGGATTGATGCCCAGAAATACGAAACCTCTTCAGTCCAGTCTCCAAAAAGTATTCCAAGATACACTAAAACTGCTGGATTTTGATAATCAGGCTACCGAATTGTTTCGTCGCTGGTACATTGATTCCAAGATGTATCTCCATATCATGATCGACGAAACGGATCCATCCAAAGGGATTCAAGATATTCGGCAACTCGATCCCGTTCGTACCCGCAAAGTCAAAAAGATTCAAAAGGGTATGAATGATCGTGGTGTGGAAATCATTGTTTCCGAACGCGATACTTTCGTCTATAATGAACTAGCCCAATCCAATATGGTAACCGGTCTTGGTGCCCCCTTGACTAACGGTTTGGAAATTGCACCTGACGCGATTTGCTACGTTAATTCGGGGCTTTATGATGCGGGTGACCGAAGAATCATCGGATACCTTTTCAAAGCCATCAAACCTTTAAATCAACTCCGCATGGTAGAAGATGCCATGGTGATCTATAGAATTTCTCGCGCTCCCGAGCGCCGAGTATTCTACATCGATTGCGGCAATCTTCCTAAGATCAAAGCTGATCAACATATGCGGGATACGATGAATCGTTTCCGTAATAAAATGGTTTATGATGCCACCACGGGTGAAATCCGTGATGATCGTAACTTTTTGTCCATGATGGAAGACATCTGGCTTCCTCGTCAGCAAGGCAACCGCGCCACTGAAATTGTCACTTTGCCACCCGGACAGAACTTAAGTCAGATCGAGGACGTTGAATACTTCCAAGAACGGCTCATGCGGTCCTTGAATGTACCATTTAGTCGCTTGCTCATGGGGCGCGATACACGGTATACCATCGGACATTCATCCGAACTGACCCGCGATGAAGTCAAGTACAGTAAGTTTGTTGCCAAACTGCGTAAGAAGTTCTCCGAAATATTTATCCAGATCATGAGGGTCCAGGCAGTACTTACCAATGTTTGTACCACCGAAGAGTGGGATGAGGAAATTAAGCAATACCTTCGCTTTGACTTCCAAACCGATTCATACTTCACTGAGCTGAAGGAATCTGAAGTGATCGAATCGCGAGCAGCTCTTGCAGCCGAACTAGAACCATTTGTTGGTGAAGGTCGATATCTTTCTAAAGAATGGATTCGTACAAAGATATTCAAGATTACGGATGAAGAGGCTGAAGAAATCAAGAAACAAGTTGAGGAAGAATCCGAATTCGAGGATGAGCAAGCCGAAGAGGAACATCAAAAGCAGATCGAATTGATCCAGGCTCAAGGTGGTCCGAATGAAGATGTAAGTGGTATAAGTAACAATGCTCCTGGTGGTGTTAAAAAGCCATCATTTCCACCGAATAAAAAGAAACCGCCTGGTGGTTTCCCAAAGAAGAAGGTAAAGACTAATGACTAATGATTCTAATCTCCAGATGGTAGTAGAAGGTATTCTCCAAGGAAAACCGGCGGATGTCCAAAGCCGCTCCCGTCACATTATGGATGGAATGTACTCTGAGGTGTGCCGACAAGTTCAAGAATCCGTAACTTCGAAAATGTCTGCTCAAATTAAACCTGGTACTCCTGAGTTGCTTGTTGCTGTCGCCACTGGTAAGGCTAAGACGGTTCGTGAAGCATATGCCATGGGTGATGCAAAAGATCCAGCCATTGATGAAATGCTCAAGACCGGAATCAATGAAGCTGTAGAACCTTTCTTTGAAACCTTGAAGAAAAAGCTCAAGGAAAAGAAAACTGCTCCAACTAAGAAAGCTCTCAAGAAATAATGTCAATTGTTCAGGTACCAACTAAAAAGATCCTGCAATTCATGCGAACCGACGCAGGATTCAACTGTAAATCAGTTGTAATGGAAGCAGCCACTCCAGGTGGTCGCAAACGGTACTACTTGGAAGGCATTTTCGTCGAGCCAGAAATCTGGAATCGGAACAAACGATTTTATCCAGGTGATGTTGTAGATCGTGCAGTACCTTCATACATATCCGAATTCGTTGATACCAAGCGAGCCATAGGTGAACTCGGTCATCCGGCTGATCCAAATGTGAATCTGGATAGAGGATGCATCCGTACAGAAAAACTTACCAAAGATGGTAAGAACTACAATGGTAAAGCACTTGTTTCCGGACCACTCGCCAAGGTTGTTGAAGGCTACATTGACGATGGAACTCAATTGGGAGTTTCAACTCGAGGTCTCGCCGATACCGATGAAGAAGGTCCGAATGCTGGTTTCATCCGTGACTGGGTGATTACCGCAATTGATGTTGTATGGCATCCCTCGGCTCCTTCAGCACTTGTCCAAGGTGTGATGGAAGGTCGTATGTGGGTTTGGGATAACGGTATCATCTCCCCTGCAACTGTAGAATCCATCAAGAAAACCATCATTGCAACACCATCCAGACAATTGGATAAGGTGATACTTGAAAGTTTCAATCGTTATATGCAATCACTTCTTAATGAACCGATCAATTTAAATTAATGATCAAATCCGCAAAAGTATCACTGAAATTTGCCAATCCTGGTAAGCTAGAACTTCTCCGGAAGTTCATAGTTGAGTATCGGAGAGTGGTATCCCAGTTTGTGGATATGTTTTGGGGCTTGGAGAAAGTACCGAAGTTTATTAATAAACATTGGTATAGTAAAATTGATAGTTTACTCAGTGCAACCGTTTTACAACGGGCTGCTACACAAGCTTCTGAAATTGTAAGAAGTGTCACATCCAAACAATCCAAACGAGAATGGAAGCTCAAACAACTCCGATCAGGAGGAAAGTTCAAGCAAGCGCGAAAGCTGACCAGAGTTATCCAAGAGGCGTCAGTAACAAAGCCAAAAATTGGTGTAGTAAATCCAAATTTAACAGGTCAATTTATATCTAAACTAGATTTGGATTGTGATACTACTTTTGATGGTTGGTTACCATTAAGATGTCTCGGTCAAAAGCTTAAACTTATTCTTCCTTTCCGTAAGCATAAGCACTTTATCAAACTCCAAGCTATTGGTACTCTCCGAAAAGGCTTCCAACTTTCCGAAAACTTTATTACTTTTTTCTTTGATATTCCTGAACCTATACCTAAATCCTCTGGTACTACTCTCGGTATTGACATTGGTCAAACCACTACTTTGTCTTGCTCTAATGGTCAAGTTGTCAATGAAGATTCCCATGGTCATTCCTTCCAAACAATCTCCGAAAAGATTGCTCGAAAGAAAAAAGGTTCCAAATCTTTCCAAAGAGCGCAAACGCATCGTACCAACTATATTGGTTGGTGTGTAAATCAATTAAACCTCACCGGTGTATCCAAAGTAAATCATGAAGATATCAAAGGTATGAGAAACGGTCAACGTAGGTCCAAGTATTCCAATGCTTGGGTCTACCGAGAGCTCTTAGACAAGTTGGATTCAAAACTTGAAGGAGCAGGTGTCCTGCTCCAGAAAGTTTGTCCAACTTATACAAGTCAAAGATGCTCTAGCTGTGGTTGGGTTCGTAAGAGCAACCGTCGAGGGAAGTCCTTCAAGTGTACATCTTGCGGTTTCACCGCAGATGCGGATTTGAATGCATCCCAGAACATTGCTCTTGAGCTGGTACCCCTAAGTACTATGCAGCGATTGAAACAGGAAAATAGAATTGGATTCTATTGGAATGTAGATAGCCAGGAGCTTGCAGTCCCTGGTGCAAATAAAGTTTCCGGTTTCCGGTAAACACTACATAAAGATAGACAACTAAGCTCTGAATGAGCCAACTTACCAAAGATTTTCAGGAGACCATGATCATGGCCAATAAGACTTTTCAAGACATTCCCGGACTCGACCTTGCTCGTATGGTGCTCGAAGGAGCCGACATCGACAAGTTGATTCTAGAAGAAAGCAATGCCGAAATTCAGCGTGCTACGGTCAATGCCAAAAAGGGCAAGGCTGATAAGCAAGAGACTCTCCAGAATCCAGATATTAAAACTGGTTCTGAAAAGGTTGATGGTATCACTGAAGAGCAGCTTCCATCCGCTGGTAATGCTCTCGGTAATGGCGTCGTTGACGCTCCCGAGAAGTCCGAGAAAGAAAAGGAAGTTGTTTCCGAAGATGCGAAGGCCGATTCCGCAACCGGCTACGATGAGCAGGACGATCATTCCAAGGACAAAGATACCGAAAAGATGGAATCTGAAAAAGATGCCACCAAGGTGAACGAAGGTATCGAAGACCTTATCAAGGCCAACAAAGAGAAGGCTGAGGGCAAGGAAGGAAAAGATGCCAAGGATCCTAAGGACTCCAAGGCTGACGAAGCGAAAGATCCTAAGGATGTCAAGGTCACTGAAGCCGAAGACATGACTCCTGAGGAAAAGAAAAAGGAAGATGAAAAGTGGAGTGCGATCAAGAAAGACACCGACAAGAAAGTCAACGAAGGCTTCGAGAAGATTTTCTCCGGCACCAATCTTGCTCCAGAATTCAAGGACCAGATCAAAACGCTCTTCAAGGCTCGTGTTAACGAAGCCACTGAAGTTGCTCGTGGTCTCGTTCGTGAACAATCCATCTCCGTGGCGAAACGCCTTGCCACCAAGAGCATGAAGCAGGTCCAAGAGAACCTCAAGACCAACATCAATTCCTATCTCAAGAATGCCGTGACTGAATGGGCCAACGCCAACGCTGAATCACTCAAGGCTGTAGCCAAGATTCATGTTGCAGAATCCTTCATGATTGGTCTTGGTAAACTGCTCGCCGAGCATAAGATTGTCATGCCTAACTCTGCTTCTGATACGAAGATCACTTCCGTCCTGGCCAAGCAAGTGAATGAATCCGCTTCTATCGCGAACGCCGCCCAGAAGAGCAAACTTGATTTGGAACGTACGCTTCTGGATAAGAACAAGGAAATTGTTCTGCTTACCGAATCGAAGAGCTTGAATGAAGTCGAAACCGGCAAACTCCGTACGCTTTGCGAAGGTATTGAATTTGGTACCACCGAAGATTATCGGAAGCGTGTTCAGTTGATCAAGGGTAACTTCTTTGTCAACAAAGAAACCAAGAAAACTGGAACCAATGGTCTTCAACTCACGACCGAATCCGTAAAGCTTGAGAATGAAAAGCCAGAACTTAAACCAGTTGTTGAATCCGCCACTCCTGGTGCTTTTGACAAAACCGGTCAGGCCATCGTCGACTCCGTACTTCGTAACTTCTAAATCCTCTAACCAATATCCACTTGTTTCCAGACTCCTCTAGATATGTCTAGAAGAGCACTAACCAAAGAGACCTCTAAAGGAGCCTCAATATGTCCGAAGCCGTGAAAACTATTACTGGTCCCCGAACCAACCCACTGATCGAAAAGTGGTCCAAGGTTTTGGAACACTCCTCATTCAGTCCTATCCGGGACAACATCCGTCGGGTCACCACGGCGCTGACTCTTGAGAACCAGCTCAAGGCGATCCGTGAGGAAGCATCCGGTGCGATGGGTATGGTCCAGGAATCTGCGCCAGCCAACAGCATTGGCAACGGCTCGGGTGGCAACGCCAACATCGGTACTTGGGATCCGATCCTGATCACTCTCGTCCGTCGAGCCATGCCTAACCTCATGGCCTATGACGTTTGCGGTGTTCAACCAATGACCGGTCCTACTGGGCTCATCTTCGCCATCAAGAGCAAGTACTCCACTCAAGGTGGTACCGAAGCGCTCTTCAATGAAGCTGATACAACTTTCGCCGGTCTCGCCTCTGGTGATACTGCGTATGTCGCCAATCAGTCCGGTACCGATCCGCTCGCAGCTGGTTATGCCACTGACCGTGCGCTCGATACTGCTACTGGCGAAGCTCGTGGATCCTCAGGTGGTGTTGCGATTCCTCAGATGGCTTTCTCCATCGAGAAGACCTCGGTTGAAGCCAAGACCCGTATGCTGAAGGCCGAATACACCGTTGAACTCCAGACCGACTTGAAGGCCATTCATGGTCTTGATGCGGAACAGGAACTCGCCAACATCCTCTCAAACGAAATCCTCGCGGAAATCAATCGTGACGTTGTTCGTACGATCTATACGGTTGCTCGCCTTGGTGCCCAGAAGGATACCACGACTGCTGGTACTTTCGACTTGCTCACTGACTCCAGTGGCCGTTGGTCCGTAGAACGCTTCAAGGGACTTCTGTTCCAGATTGAACGTGATGCGAACCAGATCGCTCGTGACACTCGTAGAGGTAAGGGTAACATCCTGCTTTGCAGCTCTGACGTTGCTTCGGCACTGTCCATGGCTGGCATTCTGGATTATGCTCCTGCTCTGTCCACCAACTTGAATGTTGATGACACGGGTAACACTTTCGCTGGTACCATCAATGGTCGTATCCGGGTGCACATTG